GCCTCCAGAAATTTAAGAGAGTTAAAGCGGATCTCTACAATTTTCGCTGCCCTCTTTGCGGAGATTCTCAAAAGAATAAAAGTAAGACGCGGGGGTATTTGTATGCCGTAAAGACGAATACGAACTTTAAGTGCCATAACTGTGGCGCAAGTATGTCGTTCAATAACTTTCTCAAAAAAATAGATCCAACTCTTCACCGGCAATATACACTTGAGAAATTTAAGGAAGGATATACTGGTAAGAACTTTGTTGTTGAAGAACCAAAGTTTGAGTTCTCAAAACCAACCTTTTTTAAGAAACTGGATCTTCCCAAAGCATCATCAAATCAACTTGCCAAGGAATATCTGGAAAAAAGAAAACTCAATCCAGAAAAGTTCTATTTTGCTAACAAGTTTAAGGAATGGGTGAATACTCAAAAACCCACCTTCAATAAGATAGTGAGAGATGAGAGTCGCATTATTATACCAATGTATGATACACAAAATAATCTCATTGGATTTCAGGGAAGAGCACTCGGATCCTCTCCCAATAAATACATCACCGTGATGCTTTCTGATGAATCACCCAAACTTTATGGACTCGATCAAATCGATTTCACAAAACCAATTTACATCGTTGAAGGACCGTTTGACTCCACTTTCATACAAAACTCTGTTGCTATGTGTGGGTCCGATGTTGATATTAGGTCGTTTGGTTGGAGCGATTATATTTGGGTTTTTGATAATGAACCACGCAATCGAGAAATCGTCAACCGAATATCAAAAACCATCGACAGAGGTGATAAAGTAGTTATCTGGCCAACGAATATCCAGCACAAGGACATTAATGATTGTGTGATTGCTGGACTTAATGTTATGGATGTGTTAAAATCAAATACTCACTCAGGTTTAGAAGCAAAAGTAAAGTTTAACGAATGGAAGAAAGTATGAGCAACGGAACAAAGGTTATTAAGAGAAATGGGTCGATTGAAGGTCTTGACCTAAACAAACTACACTTGATGGTTGAGGAGGCGTGTAAGGATCTTGCAGGTGTCTCTGCAAGTCAAGTCGAGATGCAGTCTGGTATTCAGTTTTATGATGGTATTACTACGGCAGAGGTTCAGGAGATTCTAATTCGTTCTGCAAGCGATCTAATTGACCTCGACCACCCTAACTATCAGTTTGTTGCTGCTAGACTCCTTCTGTTCGCTCTCCGCAAGCAGTTGTTTGGTCGTATGCACGAGTGTCCAACTGTTAAGCAACAAGTAGAGCGTTGTGTTGGTAGGGGGGTCTATGACGCAGAGATTCTAAGTCTTTATAATGATGAAGAGTTTGATAAACTTGAATCCTTTATCGTTCACGAGAGAGATTATCTCTTTACCTATGCAGGTCTTCGTCAGGTAGTTGATAAGTATCTTGTTCAGGATAGGAGTTCTGGTTCTCTATATGAGACTCCTCAATTTATGTATCTTCTGATTGCCGCCACTATTTTCTCTAAATACCCAAAGGAAACACGCTTAGATTACGTTAAGAAGTATTATGACGCAATCAGCAAGCACAAAATCAACATCCCAACGCCGATTATGGCAGGAGTCAGAACTCCACTTCGCCAATTTGCATCTTGTGTTCTCGTTGATGTTGATGACACCCTCGATAGTATCTTTAGCAGCGATATGGCTATTGGTAAATATGTCGCACAAAGGGCTGGTATCGGCATCAACGCTGGTAGAATCCGTGGTATCAACTCTAAAATCAGAGATGGAGAGGTACAACACACAGGCGTTGTCCCCTTCCTTAAGAAGTTTGAGGCAACTGTCCGATGCTGCACTCAGAACGGCATCAGAGGTGGTTCTGCTACAGTTTTCTTTCCTATCTGGCACCAAGAAATAGAAGATATTCTAGTTCTTAAAAATAATAAAGGAACCGAAGATAATCGTGTTCGCAAATTAGATTATGGAATCCAAATCTCCAAACTGTTTTATGAAAGATTCATCAAGAATGAAGAGATTTCACTCTTCTCTCCGCACTCAGTTCCTGGGTTGTATGATGCTTTTGGCACTGATTCATTTGACGGGTTATATGTGGGTGCAGAACGAAATGAGTCTATTCCAAGAAAAACGATTGGAGCACAAGAACTCTTTCTGGACCTTCTGAAGGAAAGAGCAGAAACTGGTCGTATTTACATTATGAATATTGACCACTGCAATTCTCATAGTTCTTATTTGGATAAGGTTAATATGAGTAACCTTTGTATGGAGATCACCGAACCTACGACTCCAATTCAACATATTGACGATGAGAATGGAGAAGTCGCAACTTGTATTCTATCTGCGATCAATGTTGGAAAACTAAAGCATTTTGATGATATGAAAGAACTTTGCGATCTTTCTGTTCGTGCTTTGGATGAGATTATTGACTATCAAAACTACCCTGTAAAGGCGGCAGAGAACTTCACCAAGAGGCGTCGTTCACTTGGGATAGGTTATATTGGTTTGGCGCACTTTCTCGCTAAGCACGGCGTCAAATATGAGGATCCTACATCTTGGAAACTGGTACACGACTTGAGTGAGGCATTCCAGTATTATCTTATTCAGGCAACCGTAAATCTTGCAAAAGAAAAAGGTGCCTGCGAATATGCTCATCGTACAAAGTATGGTCAGGGTATTCTGCCGATTGATACATACAAGAGAGATGTTGATGAAATTGTTCCGAATAATTTGAAGTATGATTGGGAAGGTCTTAGGGAACAAGTTAAGCAATACGGAGTACGGAACTCAACACTGTCCGCACAGATGCCATCGGAGAGCAGTTCCGTTGTGTCAAATGCAACGAACGGAATCGAACCACCTAGAGGATACTTGTCCGTTAAGAAATCGAAGAAAGGACCTCTTAAGCAGATTGTCCCCCAGTATCAAACTCTTAAGAACAATTATACGCTTCTTTGGGATATGCCTAGCAATGCTGGTTATATCAATATTGTTGCTGTTATGCAAAAGTTCTTCGATCAGGCGATTTCTGGAAACTGGTCATATAATCCAGAGAATTATGCCAATAATGAAGTTCCTGTGTCGGTGATGGCGCAAGATATGCTTACTTGTTTTAAGATGGGGCATAAGACAGCGTATTACCAGAATACTTATGATATTAAGACCGATGAGGTAGTTGAAGAACCAAAAGAAGACCTTCAATCACTTCTTGATGACATTATGAGTTCTGATGAAGATGATTGTGAAAGTTGCAAAATCTGACCTGATTAAATATAAAAGTGTGAGTTAATTTAGAGAAGAAAAAAAATTATGGATTTTAACTTTAAGACAAAACTAGAGGAGAAAAATGTGTCCGAATCAATGACGGTTTTCAACTCTCAGGAAGTTGATACCAAAAAACAACCAATGTTTTTTGGTGCTCCTCTGGGTATTCAGCGTTATGATTCTTACAAGTATCCAATTTTCGACAAATTAACTCAACAGCAACTTGGATACTTCTGGAGACCCGAAGAAATCTCATTACAAAAAGACCGTGGTGATTATCAAACATTGCGCCCAGAACAAAAGCATATTTTTACCAGCAATCTGAAATATCAGATTATGCTTGATTCTGTTCAGGGAAGAGGTCCTGGTATGGCATTTGCTCCATACTGTTCTCTTCCCGAACTGGAAGCGTGTATGAAGGTCTGGGAGTTTATGGAGATGATTCATAGTCGCTCATATACCTATATTATCAAGAATGTTTATTCAGACCCTTCGGATGTTTTTGATACAATTCTTCGTGATGAAAGAATCCTAGAACGCGCCGTGAGCGTTACAGAAGCATATAATGATTTTATCAATAGTGCTCAACATTATGGAACTTCTGAACTTTGGAAACACGCCCAAGAATCAGTTCCTTACGCACAGGCAGAAAGATATGAACTCAAAAGAAAACTGTTCAGAGCAGTTGCAAATGTTAATATTCTTGAAGGTATTCGCTTTTATGTCAGTTTTGCTTGCAGTTTTGCATTTGGCGAACTCAAACTTATGGAAGGAAGTGCAAAAATCATCGGTCTGATTGCCCGCGATGAGAGTCAGCACCTAGTTATCACCCAGAACATTCTGAATAAGTGGAAAGAAGGTGATGACCCCGATATGAAGAAAATCTCACAGGAAGAAGAACCCTGGGTTTATAAGACCTTTGAGAATGCGGTCAATCAAGAAAAACTCTGGGCAGAGTATCTGTTCAAGGATGGTTCTATGATTGGACTAAATGATAAACTTCTTTGTCAGTATGTTGAATGGGTTGCTAACCGCAGAATGAAGGCAATTGGTCTTCGCCCACTTTATGATATTCCTGCCAAGAATAATCCCCTTCCTTGGACCTCACACTGGTTGAATTCAAGAGAACTTCAGGAGGCACCGATGGAAACGGAGAAAGAGTCGTATGTGATTGGTGGTATTAAACAGGATGTTGGTGCTAATACTTTCTCAGGTTTCAAGTTGTGACGCCAAAAATACTCAATAGTGATGGAAATTACGATGAGTGGTGTGAAGAAGAACTTATAAAATGTTATAAAGATGCTGCCGAATATGATGATTTCCTTTTCGGAGACCACGACTATTCTTATATTTGGTTGAATAATAAAACTAATGAGGGTCCTTGAGGCTCTCTTTTTTTATAAATAAAACTATAAAGAACTTATAAGAAAAGATGTCAAGACTTACAGGTGCTGATGCATATAGTTTGATGGAGGCATATAATAATGTATATGCCCCTCAAGAACTCACCGAAGAGCAGGTTTGGGAAGAAGTTGAGAACTGGGTCAATTCACTTGTAGAAGAGGGTTATGACCTGAGTGATTATACCTGGGAAGAGATGTATGAGTCTTATTTGAGTGAAATGGGTCAAGCAAGAACTACCGGACAAATGACTGCTCCAATTTCCAATGCCCCATATCAATCCAGATTTGCCCGTCCAATGAATGCTGGAACTCCTAGACAAACTGGTAGAGGAACTGCAGTATCCAGACCTCCAATTGGTAGTCTTCCAACGAATTATAGGGGGGCAGAATTGCAGCAAACGGCGGCAGCAAGAGCATCACAAGTAGGTACATCGCGCCAAGGAACTGCTGGTGGTCCCACAACTGGTGGAAATACTCCTATTGGACCTTCACCTTCAAGACCTGCAGCTCCAGCCTCTAGACCTGTTGCTCCCGCTCCTAGATCTACTACTCTTTCAAGAAGACCTGCTACTGCCCCCGCAGGAGGAACAACAAGACCTACACCAACCGCAACTACCACACCGACACCAGCACCTTCTGCTCCTAGAGCAAAAGATACTAGTATTACCGATATGATTGGTAGATCGCAAGTAAGACAAGGTGCTCCTATTAATACTGGAAGTTCAACATCAGATGCTCGCGCTATGGCTGCTAGATCAAGTGTAGGTGCAACACCAACACCAAAACCAGCACCATCAACTGCTGCCGCAAAACCAACTCCAAGACAGGCAAGATTGAATATGGAAATGGAGTATGATACTTTTGATACTGTTCTGGAATATCTAGTTGCCGAAGGTTATGCCGATACAAATGAGGCAGCACTTGTAATTATGGCAAATATGAGTGAAGAGTGGAAGCAGAGTATTGTTGGATAAGTCCACTTCCAAAACTGGCACACAAGAGGGTCTTCATTGACCCTCTTTTTTTTATAAATAACTAAAAAGTAAGAAAGAAACATGAAGTCCTTTAGTCAGTTTTTGCAAGAGTCATATTTGAGTGAAGAAGAAGCGAGACAAGGTTCTTTGATGACTCGTAGTGGAAAACCCCAAGATTTTAGAAATCCAAAAAAAGTTCCTTTTACTGCAACTGACCCTACCCCTACTCCAGCGTCTAGAAGACTTCCTGCTGCTGCTCCAGATGCACCAAAAACACCCTCTGGACAATTAGAAATTCCTGAACCAAAAACAACTAAAGTTTCTGGAACCAGTGTTAGAAGCGCAGGAGAAGTTCGTCAACCATCTTTACTTACAAAATCAGGTGGAGCACAAGATTTTACAAAAGCAGGTAAAGGGAGAGTTCCATTTACATCATCCGAACCAGTAAAAGCAACAAAGCGTCTTTCTGCGGGTGCTCCAGAAGCACCAAAAGCATCTTCTGGTCAAATGGATATTGATTTTAATGCTAAACCAAATAAAGGTGGAGCACTTGTAAAAACATCTTCAAGCACTCCTGCAACTAAAGCAGGTAAATTAGCAACAACATCTTCCACCAAACCCGCAACAAATCCACCAATTCAAGCAGTAAATGTAAAAGATATTACTAAAAAACCAAAGGCACTTCCTGCTGCTAAATCATCAGTAGGAAAACCACCAGCAGGTGTGAAACCCTCAGGCGTAAAAGGTTTGCGGGGTGTTGGTGGTAAAGCATTGGGTGTTGCCGGGGCTGGTCTTGAAGGTGGAATTGAGTATAAATCGCAGAGAGATAGAGGTAGAACTAGAGCGGGTGCTTTAGGTGGAGCATCTTCTGCGGTTGGTGGTGGATTGACTGGAGCAAAAGCAGGCGCATTGACTGGTGCTAAATTAGGTTCTGTTTTAGGTCCAAAGGGTGCTGCCGCTGGTGCAGTAATTGGCGGTATTGGTGGATATGTTGCCGGATCTGAATTGGGAAAAAAGGGATTTGAAACTGTTGCTGGTGCCACCAAAAAGGAAAAGGCCGCAATGGCACAAGCAAATCGCCAGAGACAAGCAGGAACTGCAGTTAAAGGTATTGGGGGTAAAACTACATTCAGTCAAACCAAACCAGGTGGTCCTGCATTTATGTCAACAGGTTCTGGATCGCAAAGAAAAACAGTTCAACTTGCCAAGACTGGTGTAGTTCAAAGAGGTGGGCAATCTGTTGCGGGTAATCTTGCATTTAAAGGTGGTAAAGCAGTTTATAAGGCAGGCCCAAGTGCTCAATCACTTGCTAAAACTTCTTCTAATCCATTAGAAAGAATTGGAAGAACTATGTTTGCAGGTGCATATAAGAAATCAGATGCCGCCAATGCCGCCAAGAAACTTGCTACCGCAAGACAATCAGATGCTGCTCGTAATAAAGCACTTGGAGTAAAAGCAAAACCAGCAGGTTGATTTTTATAAATATCTGTATGTCAGGTATTTAAGTTATAACCATGTCTAGAATTTCGCAAGATTTCATCAATAGCGTTGGATATTTGTATGAAGAAATCAATATCCAACAGAACGATTTTTTAAATGAAGAATCTGAGTACTATGATGAGGAAGCATCGGAACTAGTAGAAGATATTGTTGCTACTATTTCAACTTCAATGGTTTATGAGGGTTATAGTGCAGAAGGTATTATTGGATTTCTTGCAGATTCTTCCGAAGAATCTATCATTGAGAAGTACCTGAGTTTTGATGAAAATATTCTTACAGAAAGTACGGTTTCTGAAGATTATATTGTAGAGCAAATTGATATTTTAAATGAAGCAATTGGCAGTGCTTTAAAACTTCTTGGTAGAGGTGTCATGGCTACTGCTAAGCCAGCAGCACGATTAATTAAGACTGCCACTAAAAGAGCAATTGGTCCTGGGGGAAGAAAAGCAGTTACTAAAGCAGTTACAAAAGTAAAAGATATCGCTAAAGGAGCAAAAGCAGCACTTCCAGGAATTGCAAAAGGTGCTCTATTAGCAGGAACTGGCGTTTTGACTGGATACGCGGGAGCAAAACTTGGGGGTGCAGGTGGAGATGGCAAAGTAGGTCCCAAGATTGTAGGCCCTAAGATTGTAGGTCCAAAGATCGTAGGACCCAAATCTTCATCCCCTTCAGGTGGTGGAGGATCTACTCCTTCAGGTGGTGGCGGTGGTAGACCTTCTACACCTTCTTCAGGATCTCCAAAACCTAGTCCATCAAAATCAAAGGCACCAACCGGTGAAACTGATATGCAAAAGTGGGCAAGGTTACATCCAAAACTTGCTGCTAAAGTTAAACCGGGTCAGTCTGGTTATGATGAAATTTCTGCAACTAGAACTAAACCAGGTCCTAATGAGAAACAGGATCAAACTCCAACACAAGGTTCTCCAGATGCTAAGATTGACACCAAGGCAGTGGATGCTGCTCTAAAGGCACAACAAGAAAGAGATAAGAAGAGGGCACAAGAACAGGCAGTAAACTCTTCCTACGAATATGATGCCTATGACCTTGTACTGGAGTATCTCCTCTCTGAGGGGCATGTAGACACCGTAGAAGAGGCACATTATGTGATGATGGTAATGGATGCTGAAATGATTGGTGATATTGTAGAAGGTGCAGTAACTGGTGCCGCTGGACTTATCAATGCTGTTATGAAACCTGTTAATCAAACTCCAGAGGAAGGAAGAAAAGCAGTCCGTAACCTTACCAAAGGTCTGGATGTAGTTGCTAAACCAATCAAATCTGCTATTAGTCCAATAGATAATTCAAAAAAAGCACAACAAGAAAGACTGAATAAGCGGAGACCATAAAGTTTAAGTATTATAACATAACTCAAAGCACCTCTTGACAAGGTGCTTTTTTATTGCTAGACTAGGTTTGTCCCCGTTGAAGGATAAGTTTTATCTAAGCTTTAAGACACCTGAGAACTCTTAAGTACCAGTTCATAAATCCTATCCACTTCACTAGAAAAGAATTTACCTTCTACATTTGTGTTGTAATAGTCTTCTCTTAAGATTACATCACGCTTGAACTGTTCCATTGTTTCATAAAAACTCATAGATTTCTTATGAGGACATAGGTATAAGATTTCTCTAGAGAACTTATCTTTACCTAGTTCTTTTACATCCTCTTTAAGTTCATCACACGAACCCCAATAATCAATCCAGTCACTTTCTTTGGTTTTTCTACGGCCGGTCTTACGATCTTTTTGACGAGTCCAGAAATGTTTTTTACCAATGTATTTTTTATGATTGGTTAAATTTGTAATGAGATAAACAAATCCTTCCATTCCTTTTGGTACATCCGTAAAGTCCACACTATTATACTTCCAAGTCATGATTAAGATTTTATATAAAATATTTAGAGTGTTGCAGAAACTCCTTGGAGATGATAGGATGGTGAACAACAGCACTCCTAATATGACTCTTTTGGAACAGACTCTGAGAACATCACATGATTGGGCAATTGATCGTATTCATTATTTGAGTGAAAAGAATATTGATGATGCTTATGCAATTCAGGCAGAGTTTAGAGAATGGATGAATCCTGATATCCCAGAACACGATGTTTTTTCACTGGAATACCTCGGAGACACTTAAGAAACTGGACTACTTGACAAACACTAAATATTAACTTATTATGAAGAAATCCCTGTTATGAGCAGGGTAATTATTATGAGTCTTTGATCGTGACAATTAGAGCCGTGGAAAGTGCCCTCCGAGAGGTTGGGTGTACCCCCTTTCTAAACGGATGCCGAATTCAATTAAAATTAATGCTTAAAAACCTAACAAATGTAACCGTAGCTCTTTTAGGTGCGGTTGCA